TAGATAAATTGACTGAAGGGATCGTTAGTCGTGACCTCAGTCGTGAGAACCATGCTCTTCTCGATAAGTGGGAAAAGACTGGTCTTTTGGAAGGAATTGATGACGGCAATAAGCGTAATGCTATGGCATGTCTTCTTGAAAACCAAGCAAAAGAGCTTCTTCGTGAAGCATCAACTATGGGCGGAACAGGCGCTGGTGGTGATGTTGAAGGCTTCGCAGCCGTCGCATTTCCCATCGTTCGTCGCGTATTCGCTGGTTTAATTGCCAATGATCTAGTGTCGGTCCAACCGATGAGTCTGCCTAGCGGTCTTATCTTCTTCCTGGACTTCACTTTTGGTGGTACTGACAGTCAAGGTGGTACTGGATCTCGTCTAGGCGAGACAATCGGCGAGTCACTTTACGGTGGTGGAAAGGTTGGTTCCGAAATCACCGGCGGTGTATCACTGACGGGTGCTGACATTGAAAAGTCGTTTTACAACTTGAACAATGGTTATTCATCTCCAACTGGTTCGGGCGGATTAACCACCCTCGCTATTCTTGCTTCTGGCACGATTGGCGGACCCAGTGCGGCAGATGCAGCATGTGAAAAGCTCGTTAGGTATGATCCTGACATCGCTTCAGGCACGGCTGTGGCTGTTGGAACCATTACTATTGCTACTGACTTGCCGAGTTTAAATCGGGAAGATTTAGTATCAGTTGTGTTGACGCCGGTGAATAATGGTCGTCAGGCACGTCGCTTGAGTCAATTGAGTGGCACTACGCAAACTAATGTGTTGGTGGTACTTGCTGGTACCGGAAGTTCTCTGACTCCCGATCAAATGGCAACCACATTGGCCTTGGCCAATACTGCTAGTTGGGTGATGGTGGATGATTTTAGTACAGGTGGCGCACTTGGTTCTATCGAAGGTGGTCTTGATCAGTGGGGATTGGAAAATAATCCAAACATTCCTGAGATCGACATCAAGGTGGACAGTGTTGCTGTTACCGCAGTTACCAAGAAACTGAAAGCAAAATGGACCCCTGAATTGGGACAAGATTTGAACGCTTATCACAACCTCGATGCCGAAGTTGAATTGACAAGCATTCTGTCTGAACAAATTGCTCTCGAAATCGACCAAGAAATTTTGGAAGATTTGGTAAAAGGCGCTAAAGCTGGCACTTATTACTGGAGTCGTCGTCCTGGGAAGTTCTTAACCCGCGACACTGGTGCTCGGGTAACAGGATCGGATGTTGGTGACTTTACTGGCAACGTGTCGGAATGGTACGAGACTCTTCTCGAAACCGTGAATGACATTTCCGCTCAAATTCATCGTAAGACGCTTCGCGGTGGAGCAAACTTTATCGTTTGTGGTCCTGAAGTATCTAACATTCTTGAGTTTACCTCGGGCTTTAAAGCACGAGTAACTCATGATGATGATAAGGGCAATGCTGGTGCGGTTAACGTCGGTAACATTTCCAAGAAATGGGACGTCTATGTAGACCCCTACTTCCCACGAAACGTGTTGCTGATCGGACGTAAAGGATCCTCTTTCCTAGAGAGTGGATATGTATACGCTCCGTATGTGCCGTTGCAAACCACACCCACTATCTTTGGTATTGAAGACTTCGTGCCCCGTAAGGGTGTCATGACGCGATATGCCAAGAAGATGGTGCGTCCGGATATGTACGGTATAGTTGTTGTGGAAGATTTGTTAGGTTAATCTGACGAATTTTATAATTAACTGAAAGAAAAGAGTCTTCATATTTGCTTATGAAGGCTCTTTCTTTTTTTGAAAAACTAATTACCATGTGTACTATATAATGTGGAGGAAATAATGTGGCAGTTCCCGTTTTATCACCGAGTTCTAATTCTAGCTTAGTGGCTTTACCCGCAACCGGATCAAAGTCCCTCGTGACGGGTTCGTTGCCATTCGGGGTCTATACGGGCGCCGATTTTATTTCCGGCGCAGTAGACCAAGTGTCTTATGTGTACCGGAAGTTGGGTGGAGATGTTCTGGATATAGAACTTACAGCCAATCAGGTCTACGCCGCCTACGAAGAGGCAGTTTTAGAATACTCCTATATTGTTAACATCCATCAGTCTAAGAATGTCCTCTCGGACCTCCTGGGTAATCCTACGGGGACTTTTGATAGTGATGGGGAGATGCAGGCAGGAACTCTTAATAGCGCTCTAAGCGGCACTGGTGCAGAGTTGAGGTATCCTAAATTTAACTTTGCGTATGCCCGTCGCGTGGCATCGGGCATCTCGGAAGAAGCGCAGGTGGGCGGTGACAACCGCGTCTATTCTGCTTCCCTAAGTATCGTTGAAAATCAACAGGATTACGATCTTCAGGCTATAGTATCCGCTAGTACCGATACTGCCTTCACTTTTAATCGAGATAAGAAGGTGCATATTAAAAAAGTCTTCTATAAATCTCCTCAAGCTATGTGGAGATTTTATGGATACTATGGCGGACTTAATATTATCGGCAATTTGTCGACTTATGGGCAGTACGCCGATGACAGCACTTTTCAAATAGTTCCTGTGTGGCAGAATAAAATGCAGGCCATGGCCTATGAGGACTCTCTCTATACTCGGATCTCTCATTATTCTTTTGAGATACGTGACAATCTGTTGCGACTTTATCCTATTCCCACACGCTACCAATTTGATAATGTATGGTTTGAATTTACAGTAGACGACGATCCTTTGTTTGATAAAGATGGGGTAAATACTGGGATCAAGGGCGTTAACAATATGAATACTGCTCCCTTTGCTAACATTCCCTACATTAACATAAATTCAATTGGGAAGCAATGGATCAGGAGATTCGCACTTTCTGTCTGCAAGGAGATGCTAGGACTCACTCGGAGTAAGTTTGCATCCATCCCCATCCCCGGCGAATCGGTTACGTTAAATGGCGATGCGCTCATATCGCAAGCAAAAGAAGAGATGACTGCGCTGCGCGATGAACTGAAAACAGTTCTAGATGAACTCACCTATCTTAAGATGTCTGAGGATGACGCTACTTTCGTCGAACAAACTCAGAATCTACAAGCACGCATACCGTTAGCAATTTTTGTAGGATAGGGGGTGTTAAATGGCAGATAAAAGTATTACTTGGACTCAACCTACGAATCCTCCCCCTCCTTTGTTTATGGGAGGGAAAGAAAGAGACTTTGTAAAGCAGGTTAATGATGAGTTAATCGAGCGCGTAATAGGGCAGACTATATTGTACTACCCTGTTAGTTTGAAACATACAAACTTTCATCATCTTTATGGGGAGGCAATTCATAAGAGTTTTTTATCCCCTGTCAAAGTCAATGCTCTGATATCATGGGATGGTCAAGAAACCACTACCAACAATTTTGGAATTGATAGGCGCTCTAAATTAACCATTCATTTTCATAAAAGGCGCCTCACTGATGATCAAGATTTGCAGGTGCAAGAGGGTGATTTTATTTTATATGGGAGATTGTTTTATGAAATTGTTTCGCTTAACGAACCGCAGCCTCTATTTGGACAAATAAACCATCAAATGGAAATTGCGGCTACTTGTATTCGGGCACGAGATGGTGTGTTCGAGGGTGCCGCACTGCCCGAGGTTTCTATTACTAAATATGAACTGGCACAAGAGAGCGTACAGAATGTGTGCGTACTGACGATCCCCGATGATTGCAAAATATGTGTCCCCAAACTTTCAGGCGCTGATATTAATTCTCTAGATTATAGAACTTTAGAAGAATTTGATGGTGATCCTACCAAATATATTGGGTACCAGTTCTATTTAACTGATGCAGGCCCTGCTCCTGTGGGTCCTTTTACTATTTCTAATAAATGGTATTTTAACGAGAATGGGGTCTGGTATGCGAGTCCGTTCTATACGACGGTGTAGGTAACATAAAATGACGATAACTTCTAAAAGCGGTGAAAAAATTATAACTTTCCAACCTTCGGATTTGGAAAATATTGATCTAGCATTTTTTACTTGGGTCAACGAAGGACTTAATGTATTTGCTACTTCCAACAGGGGGTGGGAAAAGATTCCTGTTATCTGGACGGCGGCAGAACGCTCGTATCAGAGTAAGCGATCCAAGGCACTCCGAGATAAGGAAGGCGCCTTAATTCTTCCCCTCATTACAGTGGAGAGAACTTCGATAGAAAAGGATTTAGCGTTCAAGGGATCCTTGCAGGCAAACATTTTCCCCATCAATGACTATCGTGGAGGGTCAATTCCCCTCTCTAGAGTCATTAACCAGACCAAAACTAAGAATTTTCAAAATGCAGATG